ATTGTTCTTGGTCAATTGGTTTTTGAACTGATGCTTCTAATAAATCTTTTTCAAATAATTGATTCTTAGTCTCTAATCTATTTAATCTTTCAATCACACCAAATGCAAACCATGCTCCAACAGCTACAGCTGCCACCAACGAAATTAAATTTCGTAATGGAAGACCAATATTTGTGTTTTCTGAAATTTTTACTGACATGATAGACACTCATCAGAATCTGAATCTAATTCTGCTAATGCCTCTTCTTTACAATCTTGATTACAGAATATATCCAACTCGTCTTTTGGTTCAAATTCTTTCTCACATTGTTTACATTTTTTCATTTTTTTCTCCCTCGTTTTTTTCTTAAAAGTTCTACTCTTTGTTGCCATAACCATGTAGTTATGTTTATTGCAATAGTTTCTAGTTTAGAAAAAAAATTATCTATACCTTCAAAAAATTTATACAAGAATTTGTCTAACATTAAAATAACCAATCTTTTATTTTTTGCCAAAAATTTTTCTTGACACTAGCTCCTAGCTTCACGCCACCACAATCACATTTATCACAAATACATGCGTCACATTTGTTACCAGATACATAATAACCTTGTCCAACGCAATGACACCTGTGGTTACAAATACTACAATATTTTTTCATTTAAATTCCTTGAAGTCTAGGATCTTTAGAAGTAATATTCTTTTCCGCTTTTGGTCTAGCAATAGAATCTTTACTTCTTTTTCTAAGTTGAGCAATCGCAGATTCTTTCATCTGTTTTTGTTTTCTCAGTTCTTTTAAATCTTTTTCTAAATTCATTTGTCCTCCGTTGGTTCTATTTCATAGAACATTTTGTCAGAATCTTCTGTAACCCAGTCCGAAGTTTCAACATCCCAGACCGTATTTTGCACTTTATAGTCAGGCCAGCTGTTATCAGTAGTGTAGCTATTAACATGCCACAGAATGCGATTATTAGGCTGAGCTGCATAATTCCCGTTAGTAAGAGCCAATATATGTGCGCACTTATGTTCTTGAGGAATTTCAGAATGCTCTGTATTGAGTATATTAGTCTCTGGATGAGCCCAGTCAATAGTAAATAAATATTGTCCATGATAGAATTTTTTATCTTTTCCTAGATATTTACCATCTATACCAGCCAACCAATCAAAGCAATGCACGCTAGGCCAATAACTAAAACAGTTCCACAACTGTAACTCGTTCGCCTGCATATCCGGCACATCGGCTCTGGAAAATTCTTTTTGAAAAAACGCTGATATAGGCAAACGCCAAAAGCACGCACCGTTGGGTAGCATGATGTTAAATAAGAGTGCGCGACCTGAAATAGAGACCAAACCAAAGATAACGCAGTCTTCAAACTCTCCGTGATGTTCTTTAAGATCATAAAGATACTCCTTCCGTATTTTGCAATAGATTGGAGGAATGTTCGCGTTTAAATATGCCATAATATTTATCCATGTATTTCACCCCAAGTATTACCATATTCATAATCAACTTTATTTGGGACCGCTAGTTTAACAGCATTTTCCATAATTTCAATTATCTTTTTGGCTTGCTCAGGTGACTCTACAGAAATATCCAATTCATCGTGTATTTGTATGTGCGGTATAATACCTTCATTATATAAATCTAACATTGCTTTCTTAGTCATATCAGCCGCTGAACCTTGAATTAATTTATTTAAAGCTTTGTATGTAAAAGCTCTTCTAATTCTTCCTCTACCATAAGTTCTTTCTGCTTCTTCTAAAGACATAGGTGTATGCATACCAAAAGTATTTGGTTCCCATTTATTAAATCTACATCTTCTACCAAGTAATGTTCCAATTGATCCAGATAGTTGAGCATGTTGTGAAGTTCTATTCATTAACTCTCTAACGAATGGAACGTTTTCATGATATTGATTAAATAAATTTTCTGCTTCTGCCTTAGTGGATAAACCTAATTCTGCTTGTAGTTTTGCTTTACCCATACCATAAAATAATCCAAGGTTAATTGTCTTAGCATTACTTCTTGATATCCCTGCCATGTCTGCAACAGTTTGGTGAAAGTCTACTGAATCACTTTTAAATTTTTCTACAATTTGTGTAACAGAATCATCATACATAATTGGATCTGTTGTTGCTGCATAGTGTACAACTAATCTTGGTTCTTGTTGTGAATAGTCAAAACATCCCCAAGTATGATTTTGTTCTGGTATAAATAATGATCTTATCTTTGGTCCTAAATCTTTATTTCTTGCAGGGATCTGTTGTAGATTAGGATTACTGTAACTAAATCTTCCGGTAACTGTACCTCCTTGATCCGATCTTATTGGATTAATATCCGCATGAATTCTACCTCTATGCTCATGTTTTAATATTGTATCTATAAAGGTTGTATGTGCTTTATTTATTTCTCTTGCTTTCGCAATCTTTTGTACTAATGGATGTTTATGTTCAGATAAAAAATTTTTAGTAAAGGATGGTGCTTGTGATTTCAAAGTTCTTTCATAATGTAAATCGAGTTTGTCAAAAACTTTCGCAATACTTCTCGCTGCCCATATCTGTGGTTCAATTCCTGTTTCTTTTTTTACTGTTAATAATAACTCTTGTTCTTCTTGCACCATTGACTGTTTTAATTGGTGTGCTGCTTCTACATCTACTCTTACTCCTTTGAATTTCATATCAATCAAACAAGGAAAGAGTTGTGTCTCCAGGTCAAATATCTCAGATAAATTTTGTTTGTGTATCTCTCTAGATAAAACTTTAAATAATTCTAAAGTAAGTTCTGCATCTTTTTCTGCATAAGCTCCAACGTCCATTGCAGGGAGTTTATACATTTCTGATTTAGCATCTACACCAGCAGCTTCTGCTGCAGCTTTCAATCCTTTTTCATCTTTAACTTCTCTTAGATATTCAAAACCAATACTATTTAATGTGTAAGATAATCTATTCTCATCAATTAATGATGACATAACCATTGTATCTACAATGAAACCATTTATTTTTATATTGTATGCTCTTAACCAACAAACGTCATACATTGCATTGTGAAATATTTTAACTGCATCAGTTGCACAAACTTCTTTTATATAATCTAGAACAATTCTTTTATCTAAATTACCTTCTCTATGTCCTATTGGATAATAACCTGACCAACCATCAACAGCTAAAGCAAAACCTATTATCTCACCTTCACCAATAACTGCACCAGAACCTCTTGATTTTAAATTAGGATCCTTAGTTTCTAAGTCAATTGCAATATATTTTGCCTGACTTAAATCAGGGAAAGTTTCTGGACAAGTCCATTCCTTTTGTGCTTCAAACATCATGTTAATTTACTCCAAAAATAATAAGTACACAGTGTGTAAAAACACAAATCATAAACAGCAATTATGTTCACAAATATTCTTTTTCTATTTTTTTATTTAAGTTATCTTTATTACTAAAAGCATATAATGATGCTTTATAGTTATGTGGAAATATTTCCCAATAAGGTCCTTCTTTTCCATTACATCCATTTCTTGCAGGATATATTTCTAATACAAATTTATAATTATTTATCTTTATATTTTTTCTTATTTTTGACATCTATATCTTTCATTTTTTTAATTTCTAATTCACAATAATGAATTATTTTTTCTAAATCTTGTATGCCATTTTTATTCATGTAACGACATACATACTTTATAACGTTTCCCTGAAAAAAAGAAAGGTCGTTCTTAGAAATAAATTCATACGGTTGAATATGAAAGTCTTTGTAGTGACTCCCGCCTATCTGCTTATCTTGTGGAAATGCTTGATCAAACATATCTTTATTTGTCATATTATTTCTTCTCCTATGTTGTATTGATATTCATAACCTTGATTCATTATAAATAAGTTTTCTTTTGCTCTTGTCACACCAACAAAAAATAATCTATGTTCAGTGTCCTTATTTACCTGAGCTGCTTCGTAAATAATTCTTTCTAGATCTGTGAACAAAACTACATTCTCTGCTTCTTCTCCTTTAACTGCATGTATAGTAGATAATTTTATTCTTGCCGGTTTACCTAGATCCTCGCCGCTCGCCACTAGTTCCTTGATGTAATCATATTGATAGTCTTTAAATCGTAACGCGTCCCAGCCTCCAGATGCAATCAAACCATGTTCTAGTCTCAACTCATCCATATCAACCGAGTCTACATTTACTAAAGACTTGCCACCAGAAAATCCGTATTTTACATCGCCTTGATCATATTTTAAATATTCATAAATGTTTCTTGCTTCTTCACCGGATATGCTCGCACCTCTATTTAATCGTCGCCAATCATTAATTGCTTTTAGTGCTTCGTTGGGCAACAGATCATTGAATTTACATTCAAACCGGTATCCAGTTTCTTGAAAAGTGGGCACCAGATTTTTCATTTGTTCATTCGTTCTAGTTAGAATCATCCATTGTCCAGAATTAAAATCTAAATCTTCTAATTCTAAATTTTCAAAGACTCTACCTTCCGCTTTTCTAGGTTCCCATGTTTTAATTCTTCTTTGATCAATGTTATCTAAAATAGATAATGCAACTTTATGTACTGCTCTTGGCACTCTTCGTGATTCGGTTTGATGATCGGGAATCCCTTCAAGGTTAATAAATGTTTTAGGGTCAGCCCCTTGAAACGCGTAGATAGCCTGATCGTCATCCCCTGCAATGTAAGATCTTTTACAACAAGATTCGATGTAAAAAAACATTTCCCACTGCAAGGGATTCAGATCCTGGGCTTCATCGAGAAAAACGGCGTCGAGGGAAGGACATAGTTTTTTCTCAACAAACTTGGAAATCATGTCTGAAAATTCATACATGGTGTAATCTTTTTTATAATCAATAATGTCTTGATTAATTTGATCTAGTAAAGGTTCACTAATATAATCTATTAAGTCTAGTTCTACTGCAGCGTCTTGTAGTTCAATTTTTTTACATCTAGAATATTCAATAACCTGCATGTATTGATTTCTATATTCATTAAAACCATTCTCATGTTGTTTAGTTTCAAAGTGTAAATCATTATGACCGTATTTATTTTTAAATGCATTCCAGTTTTTATCTTTTAGTAACTGAGTATTGGTATCAATACCTAATAACTTAGTTCCCATTGAGTGCATTGTACAAATCCAATCAAAATTAAATGTTGGATATTCTTTTTGTATTCTATCTCTTGCTTCATTCGCAGCTGCATTACTAAAGGTAATGTAACAAATTTTTTTAGAGTTTGTTTTGTGATTAATTAATTCGTTATGTAAATGTTTATGTATCAAAGTATGTGTCTTTCCTGTACCTGGTGGTCCTGCTATTACCGTTCTCATTCAAACGCTGCCGGTTGTTTTTCTATTCTTCTAGGTATATACTTTTCAACTTCTATTTTCTCTACCGTCCAAACTTTTACACTTTTCTCATCCTTACCTATTGTAATCTTTACAACATCTGTTTTAGCATTAAACAATTGTTCTAATAATCTTATAGTTTTATTTTTAGGATATTTCTTTTCCGACCATGTTTTTTGTTTAATAACGTACGCCCAGAAATCTTTAAATTTAAAATAACTAACACCATTTTGTGTATATGGTTTTCTTTTCAACACATCTTCCATAGATTTTCCATCTCGACTTATAAAAGTTGTTAGTAATTCTTTTAACTGTATGTCTTTTTTAGTATCATCTGGAGCGTCTAGTGTTGCCATATTTTTCATTAAAGAAGCTAATTGTTTTCTCCATACTAATTTAGCAACAGGAATCAAAGGCGTTCCTAATTCTGTCATACATTCAATACTAAATTTTTCATGATCATGTAATGTTGGTGCATCTACTTCAATAGTGTCTTCATCAATATCTACAAAAAATATTGGTGGGTCTGATTCATATTTTCTAATTGCTGTGATTGCTGGCATTCTAACATCACCACCTTTACCAAATTGTTTTGTATAACAAAGTCTTTCATCACAAAAATTACAAATAGGTTTATCTTTACATCTAAAATCATAATCTTTCTTTTCGACTTGAGCTTTGATTCTTATTACATCTGTGGCTTTTAATGGTGGTTTAATATATTTTTCTACATTATATTCTTCAATTTTATCTTGCCACCCAATTGGATCTGATTTTTTTAAATAGACTCCAATATTAAATAAACCATTATCACGGCCAGACGCTGCAACATCTCCATTGCCTTCTATGATAGGACCATTTTTAATTATTGTATTTAAACATGGTGGTCCATCTGGAAAATCTTCTTTAACTTTTTCTTGTTTTTTATTTACTAATAAATTTTCTAATTGAATATCTTCTAAAGCAATTAAGTCATACGCTTTTATAAATTTTTCTATGGTTAAAGAATTACCACTATCATCAATTGCATATTTAACTGTTCGATCTCCACCATGATAAGGCATGTTTAAGAAACTACCTACATCACCTCTTTCTGCCATAATTTTAGATTGTTTAGGAAATATTTCTGCTTTAGCATAACCTAATGCTGATGCCATTAATTGTAATTTATTTCTCATCAAAGATGCAGCAACAAATTGTTTTACAAAACAATAAACGTGTGCACCCCCTGACTTTGATCTAAATACAATTAAAGGAAATTTATTTTCTCTAATCTTTTTAATTAATTTTAAATGATCAAATGGATAGGTATCAATATCTATTGCACCCCATTTACATTTGTTTTGTTCGTTGATTGGTATAATACCAAGTCCAGGTTCTTCACCTTTTAAATGCTTCTCCCATAACTCATCGGTTACCGGTTCTCTAATAGTTTTCGATCTAACTTCGTTTTTACCATCGTGTCTAATCTCATCAGTTTTTTTAGTGACACCATGAGCACTTTCTAAACCTTTAAATATATCTTTTAATCTTTCTAACATGTTCCCTCGAGTTGAATTAAATTGGGCGCCACAAACGTAGCGCCCAAATGTGGCAATTATCTGTTTTGTTTATCCATGCTATCATGGAAATCTTTAGCTCTTTGATAAAGCTCAGCGTTTTCAACTGGTCCTTCAGACTCTACTGAAAACCCATACCACTGATTACCTTTACCAGAGTTTAATACAGAACTTAGTTTGTAAGAATATGCAAATGATGCAGGTGTAAATGACCCTTGTTCATCTTTCATAGTCTGAGACATTTGAAGTGACTGCCATTTTCTTGCAACTTTGCCTTGAGATGCACTCATAGAAATAAGTGCAGTTTCTGCTTTTCCATCTTTACCAAGTATAATTACAAAGTTTTGATGTACAGTTAAAATGTAATTACCATTCTGTAATCTATCCTTACCACCATCTTTGGTAGTCTTAGATAAAATATCAGAGTCTGCAGGAAAAATTTGTTCTGGTCTACCTGAACCAGTACCAAATTCTGCCCACTCTTGGTATTCCATTTTATAGTAACAAGGAATTACTATAATTCCTTCATCACCATCATACAGTTTTTTAGTTACTGTATTTAAAAACATTCCAGGTTCTGCACCTTCTACGTAATTTTGATTACGTTTCTGCGCTTCTCCTGAACCGTTTTGTAAAAGTTTTAAGATTGGTAATGCAAGAGATTCTTGTCTTACGTTCTCAAAACCTTTTGAGGCATCGTCTCTAAATAAAATAGTAGACGGTGTTTGTGCCGCTTTTTTAGTTGTTACATTGTTTTCCATGTTTAACTCCTTTTTATATTTGTACGGTTACCCACGTAAGTTTTAAAGCAATCAGGAAGTTCGATTCCAGACTCGTTACACTCCCTGACTACTCCTTTAAGGGTCTGAGGATGGACTCCCACTTTCTGGACAGGTTCGTATCCTTGACCTTTTGCAAGGACAGCATATTGTGCCGCCTTGTTATCTTCGCCACGACCAAAGGTAACGGTAATATCATTTTTAATAATATCACCTCGACCGTTTTCACGAAGCCATTGAAAAGCTGCATCTTGATCAACAATAGATGCACTATAAAAGTTGGAGACTTCTACCGTTTCTCCATCTTTTAGCTTTAATTTTTTAATATTCATCTCCTCCATCATTTGAGGAATTTCAAATTGAGAAATTATATTTGCTTTCTCTTTTAACTTTTTAACAGAATCTTCTGCGTTTGCAATTTCATCTTCTAAATCTTTTAACTGTTGAACTTTATTTGCTAACTCATTTGGATTAGCAACCATTTTAATTTGATCAACTTTATCATCTCTAAAATTTACACTCATAATCTAACCTTTCTATTTCTTTCTAATATAATCCTACAAACTAAATTGTCAAGAGGATTCTTTTTGGTATAGTTCAATTTCAATTGGATAGTATCTTCTTTCTTGTTTGTCCCATTTTAGTAATTTGTATTTTCCATTTGTAATATCAGAAACTATTGAACATGCAACTCCAATTATTGCAGGATCGCCTGTAAGTAGTAAATAATCTTCTGGCGTATATTCTTTTAATAATTTTCTTAATTTAAAAACTAATGGACCTGCACTTAAAATAATTTGTGCGTTCTCAGGTAGTAAAACTTTTAATTCTCCAAATTCAGATGCGCCTATAATATTTATTTTAGGACGACCTTCTCTACTACCAGGTACATCCTGGATTACATAAACTTTATTTTTCATAATTTCTTGACTTCTTGTATACTAAATGATAGAGGGTTTCAACAGAAAGAAGAAAATATTATGAATTATAAATTTAAAACTAAGCCGTTTGCGCATCAATTAAAAGCATTAGAAATGTCATGGGATAAGTCTGTTTTTGCTTATTTTATGGAAATGGGTACAGGTAAATCAAAAGTATTGATTGATAATATATCCATGCTTTACGACAAAGGTAAAATAAATGGTGCATTGATTATTGCACCTAAAGGTGTTTATAAAAATTGGTATGATGGAGAAATACCAAACCATATGTCAGACCATATAGAAAAAGAAGTTGTACTTTGGGAATCTAGTGGTGGTAAGAAAAAAGAAAAAGAATTACAAAGTTTATTTAAAACTACAGAAGACTTACAAATATTAATTATGAATGTAGAAGCCTTGTCTACAAAAAAAGGTAAGTTATTTGCTTGGAAATTTTTATCTTGTCATAGAACTTTAATGGCTATTGATGAGTCTACAACTATAAAAAATCCTAGTGCAATTAGAACAAAATCAATTGTAGAGTTAGGTGAAAAAGTAAAATACAAAAGAATATTAACAGGATCTCCTGTGACAAAATCACCTTTAGATTTATTTGCTCAATGTTATTTTTTAGATCCTTGGTTACTTGATCAACAATCTTACTATGCATTTAGAGTTCGTTATGCAAAAATGAGATCAATAAATGTATCGGGTCGTCAGGTACAAATTGTAGTTGGTTATAGAAATTTAGGAGAACTATCAGAAAAACTAAAACCTTTTTCTTACCGATGTTTAAAAGATGATTGTTTAGATCTTCCTAAAAAAACTTACATGAAAAGAATTATACAATTAACTGATGAACAAAAGAAACTGTATAAACAGATGAAAGAACAGGCTCTTGCACATTTAAATGGTAAGGTTACAACTACTGCAACGGTTATTACTCAAATGATGAGACTACATCAAATAACTTGTGGCCATTTCAAAGCAGATGATGACTCTGTACAAGAAGTTAAATCCAATAGACTAGATCAGTTAATGCAAGTCCTTGATGAAATAGAGGGCAAAGCAGTTATCTGGGCTCACTATAGACACGACATTGCTTCTATTGTTGAGTCTATTAAAAAACAATATGGTGAAGAATCTGTTGTAACTTATTATGGTGACACTTCTACAGAAGACCGACAAAGAGCGATTAGAGAAATTCAAGACGCAGAATCAGAAGTTAGATTTATTGTAGGTACACCGCAAACAGGTGGTTATGGTATTACATTAACCGGTGCATCTACTATGATTTATTATTCTAATGGTTATGATCTTGAGAAAAGACAACAATCAGAAGCTCGTATTGATCGTATTGGTCAAGAAAAACCTATGACGTACATTGATATTATTGCAGAAGATACTATTGATGAAAAAATTGTAAAAGCTTTGCGAGATAAAGTTAATATTGCAACTGAAGTTATGGGTGAAGAACTTAAAGATTGGATTTAATTTAAAAATAAATTAAATAATCCAGTAAGAGTTAAAATAGTTGTAAAAGCACCACCGATAATCCAATATAAAAGTCTATCAGTTTTTTTTTCTATATCTTCAACTTTATTGTTAATTTTTTCTATGTCTTTGTGTAAATGATTCACGTCTTTTTTTAATCCCTCTACATGTCCGTATAATGCCATTAAATGTTCTCCCGTATCTTCTGGTGTTTTTCCGTTAGGCATTATAGTATACTCGATAAGAACCCTTGACCACCTACTAATGAAGCAAGTCCTTGACTCCCTGGTGCAATAACGATTTGATTTGAATAAGGAATATACTTAAAACCAACAGGCGATTCTTCACCTGGAAAAATCCCTGGTACTAAGTCTGGTACTAAGTTTTGTAAAATACCAGATGAATCATTATCTCTACTACCACCAGTTAATCCTCTATCTTGACCTATTTCTCTTTTAAGATTATTCCATTCTGTATTTGTATAAAGTTCACCTGTATTAGGATTAACTAAATCTTTAGGTTTAGGCATGTCCATAAAATTTCCAAGATTTCCAGCTGTAAATAAAATTGGGTTATTTTTTTGAGTCAACATAAACTCAGAAAAATTTTGTGGTACAGCAGTTATTTTATCAAAGGGACCTCTTGTCGGATCATTAAAAAGTTTTTCTAAAATATCAATGTCTTCAATTCCTTTAGGCTCATAACCATAAGCTAATTCTTGAAATTCATCGTAACCTATAGCATTTTCTTCATCAACACCTTCCATTAATCTATCTATCGTAGCAAGATCAACACCTTGAGATTCTAAATAATTTCTATACTCACTTAAATTTTTAAAAGATGATTTTTTTGCACCAGGTAAATTTCTTGCAAACATATAAGATCTCCTTCTTGGATCAAGAAAATCTAATATATTAGGTTTAGGAGGATTTTGTTTTAAAAATGTCTTATCTCTTTCAGTTAATGGTGGTCTATTAACTTTATTTGGATCTATTGCACCTGTAGCTACTGCTGTAATATAGTTTTGTATAGGTGAACCTTTGTCAACTGGTTCAGGCATATTAATCTTGTTTTCTGTTCTTGTGGTTACACCTAGTTCTGCAGGTCCTTTATATGTAACACCATCATTACCACCTGAAGGCGCGCTTGGAGTAGTTTTTGTTTCTCCATAATATCCACTACCTACATCAAATCTTGAATGACCACTGTCACTTCCAGAGTTTCCGCTATTTCCAGAGTTTCCGCTATTACTATTATTTCCACTACTACCAAATCCATCACTTGCATCACCCCAACCATTTAAACTTATAACACCTGAAGGACCTCTGTTCACACTTCCTTTTAATGAACCATGTAAATCTGATTTTATAAGTAAATCTTTTTCTTTTTTTGTAATATATGCTAGTTCTGTTTCTGGATGATTAGGACTTGATTTCCATTTTACAGGAGCTTTTACTTCTTTTTGTTTACCAAGATAGTTTTTAACTCCTCCTTGAACTTCATATCTAATACTTTTGTCTATCATTAAGCCATTCCTCTTTGCTTTAATCTAATCTGTTTTTCTCCTTCAGTCAATAACGCATTTTCTGTAGGTGTCAATCCATCTGCTGTCATCATCGGTTGTGGGTTTACTACTTGTGGATTAGGCATTGGCATTTGTGGTAAACTAGCTACCTGCCTCTCGCTACTCGCTGCTGGCATCGAGCTTACGTAATCTTTTATATCAATAAAGTCATAGAAGTTTTGACCTAAAGGTATCTGTTTCATTAAACTTTCTATTTCTTTTAATCTACCTCTTGTTTCTCCACTTAAATTTGGTGGTAATTCCAGGTCATCAAAGTTTTCCAACAATCTTTCTTGTTGTCTTTTATATTCTTTTGCAACTGGTTTTGTAATATTAAAAGGTCTAAACATTCCAGCGTTTATGAAGTTATAATTTTTTCTCTCTTGTCTTCTTTTAAATAAATCTAAAAGATCACTGTCATTAGCTTCTAATTCTCTTGACGCTAATATTTTTCTTTGCATTTCATTGAACGCTTTATATCTTTGTGCGTTAGCTACAATGTATCTTTCAATAATTTTATCTTCCGTTATCTCTCCACCTTTTAATAAGTCAGCTGTAAATAAACTATTTGTTCTTCTTAAAGATCCTTTGAATTCATTAATCTTATAGTTCAAAGATTTAACTGGATCCATTTTGATAGGTCTTAATCCATAGAATCCTGCAACTTCATCAGAGACATCAAACTTTTCTCCACGTGGTCCTGGTTTATCTTGCATTGCAATACCTAATCTTTGCATCTGTTTATAAGATAAAGGTGCAACTTCTGTTATGGCATATTTTGCAGCTGCATATACTTTTTCTCCCCACGGTGCATCTTCATTCCAAAGAGATCTACCGTCAGCAGTTTTACCTTTTCTAACTAATAGATTATTAAATACGTTTAAATAAATAGATTCATCTATAAATGGTCTAACAAATCTAGACAGTCCACTACCCAAACCTTGTAGTACACCTTTTGTTAAAGGTGCGTCTTCATCAAAAACTCTTTCTCTATCAACACCAGCAATAACAGATTGAACCGGGTTAATAACAGTGTCGTAAACCATGGCACCAGAAGCATCAATATATTTAATATCTCCGTTTTCATCTTTGTAGACAAACAATGTTGAGTCCTCAGAAAAGCTCGGTAAAAATTCTCTAACTGCAGCAACAGTAGCAGATCCAACTCCATACAATCCTTTTACAACTGCGCTTGCAACGGTCGGTAACGCTGCAACGGTTGCACCGAATGAAGCTAATCTTTTTAATCCTTGTGCTCTAAACACAGGATTTTTTGCTTCTTTCATACCTAAATGCATTATGTTTCCTGCTGTTCTAACAATCTCTGCTGGGAAAGACATAAAGTTACCTAAAGGTAATCTTCTAAACGCTTGTACAAATTCACCTACATAGTTGTAGTTTGGAACTGTATTTCTTACAATGTTAGCTGCCTCTTTCATAATATCTAAATCGTTAGGCATTTTTTTAATTAAACCTTTATCTAAACCAGACTTGTATGCATTTTTATAAGTATCAAACTCAGATAAAAAATTATATGTTTTCCAAATATCATCTTCTGCAACGTAAACATCTCCAGCAACATTATAAATTTTTTTCATTGCTTTACCAAACTTACCAAACATTCTCATGTAAACATCACCACCTTTACCAATATCATCTAACAAACCTGCAATATCTCTTGCACTTGCAGACGAACTTACTACTTGTTCTTCTAATAAAAATTTATATAATCTTTGTCCTTCTGGTGTGTTTCTATACAATAATTGTGGTTGAATTGTATTAAAAGCTTGTTTAAAATTGCTGACTATTTTTCTAGGATCTTTAAATAAATTACCGGTACCTAATGCAAATTGAGATGCAGTTATAAAGTTTCTACTGTGTGTAAAAGGACCTAAAATAGTTTTAGATATTTGAGTTAATCCTTTTGGTATTAAAAATAAGGTTTGATATGCAGCATCTTTTGCAAGATTATCAAACAATAATTTTTCACTAAAATTTAAAGCATCCGCCATTTCTTGTGATGTAAAGTATCCATTTACAGGGTTTGTATAAGCTTGTTCACCTAATGGTGATCTAATATTTAAACCTCTTTTATCCGCTATAATTTTTTGAAAAGGTTGATTAACAACCGCTTGTTGACGTGTTGGATATAAAATACTTCTTTCACCATTTTTAATTAGCTCATCAGATTCTTTTATTAAATTATTATAAAATTCATCCTTAGCTGTAAGCGTAGATAAATCTTGCATAGTATTAATAATTGTATTTCTTAAATCTCTTTTTTGACCAAAAAATCTTTGAAAAGATCTTAAATCTTCTTTTGATTTAATCAAACTAGTAGGTTTAAACTGACCTCCTTTTAGATTATCAGCAATATTAATAATTTGTACAGTTTCATCATCTAAAGCAGTAAAGGTAGATAATGGAAACTCAGGTGTTTTAGTTGCAGGATTTATTCTTACGTTTTCAATAATATCATTTACTATAGAATCTAAATCATCTGGATCTAAGTTAACTCCTTTTTCTTTTGCAAATCTCTTAAACACTTGTTGTACTTGATTTATTGCAGACTCTGTAGGTTTGTAGTTTTTCCAAGGTAAAATACTTTTACCTTCAAATATTTTATATTCTGAATTAAATATATTTCTCATTCTATCAGACATAATTTCCATAAATTCTTTATTAGCAGCGTTAACATTTCCACCTGAAAGCAAAATGTTTTTAAAGTTATTAAATTCATTTCTTACTTTAAACATTTCACCGACTAATTTTTTTGATTGGTCTTGATTCAAACCAATTTCTTTAATAAATTTATTAAATTCAGATAGTTTTTTTGGTTCAAAACCTTCAAAAGTTATTTTACCAGCTTTTAAAACATCATCACTAGATGTTAATAATTCATCCATTCTACCTATCAATCTTTTAAAAGCAGGGTTTCTATTAGACATTCCAGATTCTTTTGCAATCGTGTATAAAGATTTATCTATATCTTTAATTAAATCTCTAGCAGTAACTTGACCGCCAGATATTTTACCTTCTACTCTTTTAATTCCTTCAAAAACTTTTTGTGGTTTACCACCTCTTGGTACAAAAGGTTTGACAATATATTTATCTATAAGTCTATCTAATCGATCATTACTATATTTTAAATTTTTACCGGCTTCTGATATTCTTTTAGCAACTGTGTTAATTCCATAAACAATAGGCACTGATACAACAGCCGCCTCTGTTCCAAATTTAAAACGATTGTAAAGTTTTCTTAAAGCGTCATCATCTGCTTCTTTTTGAGGTTCTCTATCTAATTGTGAGGGTCCACCTAATACATCTCCCCATGTTCCAATATCTTCTATGTCTAAAACCATTCCAGTTCCTAGACCACCACCAACAGTTATAGCTCCGAACTTTTGAGCTCCACTTATTTTATTTAATTCTTTAGCTCTAATACCTGCTTTGACTGCATTCTTATTTGCTTTTACAACTTTATTTAATTTCGCTGCTTTAGAATAATTATTATAAACTTGATTTGCTTTAGTTATCGCTTTGACACTAGCACTCGCTGCTACTCTTCCAGTTCCATATAACTGTGTAAAAGCAGAAGTTAATTTACCTACTGCTGTTTCTTTAACAGTATCTTCCGCGCCTTTTTGTATTTTACCTAATACAGTGTTGTCAAAATATTCTTGTAGTTTAGCAACATTACTTTCTTCAACAGGGATATCATCTTCACCTAAAGCATCTTTTATTTCCGCTGCAAGTGTTACAAAACCGTAAGGAAGTTTAATTGCTCCATCAATGATCCCTGCAGTAAAACCTTCAAATACACCTACATCTTCTATTTTAGTAAGTTCTTTTTCTGGTACATCTTGAACTCGTTCTTTAACTCTAGTGATTAAACGTTCACCAGTTAAAAGGTCGGTAGCTTTTTTTGCTTTTTCTAACGCTGTTGGATTAAAAAATAAACTGCTAGGAATTATTGCCGAGGATTCTTTTTTTTCTTCTTCGTCCATTTAAACCTCCTTATGGATATATTTTTTTAAACTGGCCGTCACCCTCGTATAAATAAATTCCTCCATCTGATGGATTTACATAAGATTTATTTGGAACATATCTTGATTGATTAATTCCTTTTTTATCTGGATTAAATTCAGCTGTTCCACTTTCAGGATCAACTACTAAATCATTAGGATATGTCGTTGCTGATAACGTTTCTTGAGCTTGTTGTGGTAATTGTTTGTTTTCCCATAGCTGCCAAATATTTCCAGCTGTAATTTGTTCTTGAAAAGAACCTGGACTTGTGAAACCATCTTCTGCTAAATTTTCACCAATTTGTCTAGCTCTAACTTCTGGTGAGTAATCTTTTAAATAATCACTTCCACCTGTTTGTAATAGTTTAGATAAAAACATATTGATCGCTTGATCTTCCGGTATATTGTTTAATCTTGCATATTGTTTTGCTCTTCTAATTAATTGATCTTTTTCTGGAGCGGTCATATTTTTTAAAACTTCATTAAGAGCAGTTGATTTAAAACCTTCTGCAGTAGCTTCTCTTTGTTGTCTTAAACCGGTAGCAGTAGTTCCGGCTTTGGATAAAACTTGTCCAATTGTTTGTAATTTAGTTGCATCTTCTGGAGCGGTTGCACCTAAAGCAGTTAATAAATCTTGTAAATTTGTTTTTCTAGTTGGTTTTAATTCTTCATATCTATTTCTAATTAAATCAAAACTTGGATCTGATAATGTATTGTAAGACGTTTGTGCATTTCCTGCTGTATTCATTGTAGTTTGTGGAGTAGTTTGTTTTCCACCTGTTCTAACTAAACCGGCATCTTCTAAATCTTTTATACTGTAACCTTTTTCTTCGTCATACTCTAAATTCTTTGGAGTTCCGTCAGCATAATTTTTTCTAAGACCACTAGTAATACCTACACCATCAGATGTAGAACCACCTTTTCTAAACATTGGTCTTTTTAATATATTTGGCATAATCTACCCTACTAAACTTTGTATTCCAGCTCCTTGTTGGCCTCCACCCATAAGGTTATATAGACCTGCAAAACCTTGAATTCCTGCTAAAGCTGGATTAGTTACGATAGGAGGTTGAGCACCACCTGGTACACCCCCTGCAACGTTTGCAAAAATATTAGAAGCACCTGCTATTTTAGAAAGTGGAAATTGTTGTCCTAATAAATTCTGTTCTCTTATTGCATCAAGAATTGATTGTGAATAAGTTTGTGCCGCTGTTCCTGCCGCTCCTAAAGATTTAGTAACATCAGTTTCAAAACCAGTCTGTGCACTACCTAATTTTAATTGATTTAATAAGTTTTGTTGTGCTTGTTTTTGAGCTTGTTGGAATCCTTCTTGTCTTAATTTAGACATAATACCTGCATCGTAAATATCTCTTTGTCTTCCATATTCTGCTCTTTGAACACCTTCTCTACCACCACCAAATGCACCACCAGCAATAGCTTGTTCTGCTATTCTACCTTCTCCTGCTGCTCGTTGCTCGGCTAATAGTTTTTCCGTAGCATCTAATACTTCTGTTTGATATGGAGACATGTAAGCTTTGTAAGCGTCAGGGCCTGCAGAAGCTTGCGCTGCTTGTAAAAAAGGTTCATAAGATGCAATACCTGTTCCGGCTCCAACACCAGTTACTTCTCCTGTTTGTGGATCAAATTGAATATTACCAAGACCTGCTTGAGAAGCTTGCATTTGTAAAGCCTCTTGAACAAGAGGACTCATTTTAGAAACTTTAGGTGAGATAGCTGAAATATCTAAAGGTTGTTGTAATTCAGAAACAGTAAAATCTGCAATTGTTTCACCAAACGGTTTTAAAAATTCTGCAGGTGTACCTGGAGCATAAGTTCCAGCTTGATAATTTTTTCTAGCTACATTCATTATAGACATTACGCTTGACCCTCATACATTTTCATCATTGAATACATTTTTCTAGCTCCTTCTTTTACATCGCCGTTACCGGCACCTCTCACAGCATCTGCTGTAAATACAAATTCATTATTTGATAACATTGCAGGAATGTCATCTGCTTTTTCTTTTATACCTATTGGTGGTACAAAACCACCATTTTCTCTATAATCAATTTCTCTAACCCCTTGTGGATTAGTTCTAATATTTAAACCAGTAATTCCAGTTCCATCTTGTTGAACAGTTCTATTACTCACTGTCATACCTTTTAAACCTTCACCTGTTCTATATTGTTTATATTTTTCTTCTTCTTTTCTTCTATAATCTTCATATTGTCTTTGAAGTTCTTCATTAACTCTTTTTTGATCTCTGTAACTTAAATAACCACCAGCAAGACTTGCAATACCTTCTGGTGATAATAAAGCTTCTAATATACTTTGTGTTGTAGTTTTCTTTTCTTTGTCTTCACCACTTGTTTTTTTATCTACGTAACCTTTAGCTAAATTTTCAAAAGCTTTAAGGTAATTATTTCCACTTGTTTCTGTGCCATAGTCTGGCATTCCATAAGCAGGAAAACCTTTACCACCCCCTGACATACTATACATTTGTAAACCAGTATCTAAAAGTTCATTACCGGTACCACCACCCATAGTTTGGATGCTCGCCGCTAGCTGCGGGTTGCCAGATGCTAAAGCTGCTAGAGATGCTAAATCTTTTACGTCAACTTTTTCAGCAACACTACCTACAAAGTCTCCAACTTTATCTGCTGCACTTCCTAAAAAATCTCCAACAGAATCAACAATGTCACCTAAAAAATAACCTTGTCTAGGCACCGCATTTGTAATTCCGCCACCTCTACGTAATTGTCTGTACATTTGAGATCTAGTTATTGTCATAGTTTTTTGTCAATATACTTTAATTTATATGTTTTTACAATATTATTTAGAGTCAGAAGCAGCCCCTAATGGAGGCATTGCAGCAACTTTTATCTTTAAAGATCTTGTTACATGCTCTTTTTGAGTAGCTGTATTTGGATCTTTAATATCATTTTCTGCTTCTTCATCTGAATTATATTCTTGATTTGTCTGTGTATTTCTCAATACTACTTCAGTTTCACATTTAACAACCGGTACTTTTTTACCATTTATGATTGTGTAATTTACTTCTGCTTCTTCTTTAAACGCCATATTATCTCCTATGATACTTCACTGTCAGCAATATAAACTCTACTAACTTCTAGTAAAGCTGCTGTTCCACTTATACCAGATGAATCAGTAGTTTCAATCCTTAACTCATCAGATTCTTCTAATACTACAGAGCCTTTTAATAGGTTACATATTGTAGGACCTGTTATCTCGGCATGAGCTATTAAATATTGTGTAGTTGCAGAACTATCATAAATATAGACTTTTACTGTCTTATTCCCGCCAGTGTTTGTTAATTGTATAGTTTGAAATATAGCTCTAGCTTCTGTTGGACAAGTAAATATTGTTTCTGGAAGACCTATAGATACCGGTGCATAGAATGCGTTTTTATATACGTTTGCCATTAATTATCTATGAGTATTAACTCAAATCCTCCTGATGCTGAAGATGTAGAACTTGAAATTGCTTGTAATTCTATATCTGTTTTTTCTGTAATTTTAGTTATAGCCTTTTTAGGAAAGTATGTAAAACCTCCTCTAATATTTAAATATTCTTTTGTTTGAAAAGCAGAATTAGCAATTGTGTTATCTCTAGTTTTTAATTTACAAGTTTGTTCTTGATCTTTACCTGATCCAAAATTCATCGCTACAACATATCCTGTTTTACCAGCAGGTATTGTATATACTGCCATTAGTGTTTGACCATTTCCTGCTGTTATAGTTGCAGCAACATCAGATCCACCTGTATAGGTTACAGATATATTTCCAACATTATTTCCAGATGTCCCTGCTGTTTCAACAGACATTCTAAATACTCTTAAAAAAGTTTGTGTGGTTGTAACTGTAGTTGTTCCATCCATGTCAACAGTTTCTTCAGCTAAATTATAAGAACCATCTAAACCTTGTATTTTTAAAGTTCTAGCACCTGTTCCCGCTACATCGTCATTAGCATCATCACTAACTACATCAACAGTAACTGCCGAAGACTGATAAGGATACTGTCCACCTGTTTCCCAAATAACTTCAAAAGAACCTGATCCAATTGAATTATTATATCCAAACTTATTTACTTTTGTGTAACCAGTAAAATCTCCTTTAGCTACAGAAAGATAAAAATCTATTTCAGCTGACGATGGAGTTGTTGCACCTGTTGTATTTACATTGTTACAAGACACTAACAATCCCCTCCACTATTTCCACCTTTGAACCAAGCATATCTTTCATTGTCTTCTTTTAAATCTTGTAAGTATGTAGAGTTTAATTGTTCTACTATACCTTGAATTGCTCTGTTAATTTGTTTTTGGTTAGATACATCATATTCTTTTTTAGGTTCTGGTAATCTTACATTAATTTTTGTCATTATCTTCTTCCATCCGGTTGTATATCTAATCTCATTGTTCCAAATCTCCAAGACTCAGAACTAGAATCATTTTCTATTTTTATATTAACAAATCTTCCTCTAGCTCTTGTATCTTTTTTATTTGTTGAAGTTGTAATTGTAAAAGGACTCAATGAAGTAACTGTATCAGATTGTTGTGGATATCTTTTTACAGCTAAAGTTACTTTTGCACTTCCTTGTAAATCTTTAAAGTCAGGTACAAATCTTCTAACCGCTAAAAATATTTCTCCTGCTGTTCCTTCCGCTTGTAAATCGAAGTCATAAGATTTAACAAAAGAAGTAACTGTTGTTGTACTACCGTCAGGATTTACTTGATCAGTTCCTACTTCATGTTCAAATAAAACTGTTTGACCTAAACCACTTTCTCCAACAATTACTGGGAAAGTTCCGGTATCTGAACTATTAAATTTAGTTGCAAAAGGTTTTGGATATACACTAGCATCAATCCAAGTTGTTCTAGCTTCGGTGCCAATATACCAAACACCTTCTGGTATTTGTTTTCCTGATCCTTCTCCATAATTATATATAACATATTGATCATTATATTCAGAATTAGTAGAAGGATAATACCAAGTTACTTCAGTAAATTGATTGTTTAATCCTGCATAAATTTGTTGACCTTTTGTAGTATCTGCTTGATCATAAACATAGTCTTCAACACTACAGGACATTGATTTAACTGTACCATCATACATAAAGAAACCATTATTTGACATCCAAAAAGCAACACCATCTATTTCAACAGCTGCATTTTTACCAATTAATCCACAGTTTGTACCTACTTGTTCAAAACCAAATGTAAAAGGTGAACCAACAAATTTCATTGTATACAATGCATTATCAGTCCAAATTAAAATAACTTCTTTAGCTTTTAATGAACCAATAATTTTAGTTCCATCTTGTAATCTTTGTGTACCTGCTGTGTTTATAGCAGTTGGAGCATATAAGTTAATATTTTCTTGATCTGAAAATCTTATAAACATATCATCTTGAGTAGATGTATCACCAATAGTTGTTTCAGTTCCTAAGTGAATCAAGTGTCTAGTTGTAGGTGAAACAAGTGTAACTCTACTTGCAGTTGGATTATTTGTGGTTTCAAATCCCGCTGTAGTCGTTGATGCTCTTGTTGTTAGCCTTGAAGCATCTCCTGAATTCCATGTAAATGTTTTACCATTTGCAATAGTTGCAATTAAAACTTGACCAAAATTACTTAAAGACCAAAGACCTGGTTCAAGTGATACATCGTTTGCAGACGAAGCATCTCCCCATCCACCTGTACCCCAAGTATCTGTTCCCCAACCATAACCATAAGATTGTGCAGCGGGTCCTACTTGTTCGTAAGGTTTCACATCAATACTTCCGCCTGTTGCAACTGTTCCTGTTGCAGCTGTGCTTTGTGTGATTGTAAATACCGTTGCAGATGTAATACCTGTTACTTGAAATAATTTATCTTCAAAATCAGAATCCGCATATCCAGTTCCTCCTGGTAAAGTTACATTATCAAGTAATACAATATCTCCTGTAGATAAATTGTGATTAGATCCTGTTGTAATAGAACAAATTGCTGAAGTATCTGTTGTTGCAATTGTTGCAGAACTTAAAGTAGCTTTTAATGGTGTGATGTCATAAAGCTGACCTTCAAAATAAATAAGTAAAAATTTATCTGTTCCAATAGCAACATATCTGTTTCCATCTAAATCAACAAACGCAAATTCACGTCTTGCAACACCTACAATTGTATCTGTAACTAATGATGCCCAACCACCAACTTTTTCTGGAAGTCCATATCTAAATCTTACATTATCAGAATCAACCCAACGCTGTTCTGCACCAGCTGTTGTATCTTGTTTGTCTATTCCGGGTAAGACTTTAAAATCAATTAGAGCCATCTGTTAGCTCCTATATGTTATCTTTATATGCCCAGCCTCTTGTTGCATTAACATAAACTAATGTAAATGCTGCTGTATTTACAGATATAATTAAATCAGCTGCTACACCTAAAATATTAGAACTGTTTCTACCGATTGTTAAATTATTAGATGCTAGGTTATTACCACTATCTATAAAATGTACTTCATCACCAACTGATGGTGATGCTGGTAAATTAATTGTAACGGGCGCACCAATACCACCTCCAGAAGTATCTACTAAAACTTGATCACCATTGACTGCTGTGTATGTTGCTCCTGGTGTAACATATCCTTTATTTCTAATACCTAAATTAATATTTGTGCCATCAGAATAAACTAAATTAGTTGAAGCTACTGGTAAAGTAACACCAGTTCCTGATACTGTTTTAACTGTTAAAGTAAAAAGAGAAGAAGATCTATCTGTTGCATCTTCTACTACAAAAACTCTTTCAGCAGAATCTGGCATAGTTACCGTTCTATTCGCTGTTAAAGTTCCGGTTAGTTTAAAATAAAAATTTTTACCATTTGATACTGCACCATTAGATAATGCTAACGCAACATCTGCTGATGCTACATCTACTGCAATATATCCTGAAACAGCTTGTTCTAATTGTTGTAAATTAGTATTAGTAATGGTACCCCAAGTACCTGATTTTTCACCAGTTGTAATTAGTTCTAATTTTAAATCACTCGAATACGTACTAGCCATTTATTCTCCTTATGGGTTATCTGGATCTATTGGAATCCAAATACCAGTTGCTCCTGGAATTATTGGGTTCCATGATATCACATCTACCGTGTCTGTTGCAAGGTTTATTTGATTACCATTTACAGGAACAGTTGTAACTAATCCAATAGTTGTATTACCTATTGCTACATTTACTTGAGTACCTGTCGGTTGAACAGTAATATTAACAATACCAACTCCGGCAAAAGGTGCTGCTGCAAATGTGGTTGCTCCAAAAAACATTATGAACCTCTACTCGTTTGAACGGGTACCCAAGTTTGACTTGCACCTGGTACAATTCCATCCCATTTTTTAACATTTAC